GCACTGTATCTCCGCGTTTATAATATCCGGCTGAAAGCTCACTAAGCCTAAATAGCCTAGGCGTAACTTTGTCTGGCATTAAACAGACTTTTATACAGCTTTCACAAGTGGAATGGTCTCTAATTACAGCAAATCCTACAATAGGATCTTTTTCGCCAATAGTAGCAGAGGCCCTCGTAATATCCATTAGCATGCCAAAATTACGGGTTTTAGTGCCTTCTGAAGCTGCAATTCTTTCTAGTCCAGATTTGGCTTTTCCCAACTCTTCTTGAATGATCTTATTGATCGAAGTTTCGGGAATCTTCTCCCCACTTATACGGGATTCTCTAGCTAATCCTTCTATGCGTTGGGTAATATCGTTTGATGTTTTGTTTTTAAGAATATCTATGTAAGAATAAGCTCCCTCTAAAATACCTTTAAGTACATCTTGTTCAGTATTGTTAAGATACTTATTGCCCATTGCTAAAACAAATAGGCTAGCTAAAGTTACACCAGTTTCAAAGCCTATTAGAGTATGCCTTTTATTATGAAGTTTGGGCACACTTCCAACTAAACGAAGGGCTGACTTGTCAAATAAGTCGCTAACTACTCGATTAATTTGTTCTTTGGTAGAAGTGTGGATGCCATACATGAATTAACATCCAGTTTTGTAGAGATGAGCTACATTAGTGCTATTGGTGACTTGAGGTCCTGCAAACTGTTGATTAGCATAATTAATGTCAGTGGCTGGTGCTATGTATCCGGAAGTAGTGATATTGGGCACATTAAATTGTTGCGATCCAGGAGGAAGAACTTGGTTTGAAGTAATTGATAGATTGGGAGTATCTGGGCCTGTAGTTCCAGTACTAGTGATAATATAAGGGGGACTAAGTGGGTTAGTAAAAGGGTTGGTGGTAGGACCGATAATAGGATTAGGGTACCATGGTGCGGTGAATGGTTGCGGATAATATGGAACTGTAATAGGCTGTTGAATAGGTTGATTTTTAAGTAATTGAATTTGCTTTTCAAGTTCTTTAATCGTTTCGTCTTTAATTTGAATTAATTTTTCAAGTGCTTCAATGGTTTTGTTTTCCATAATTAGTCCTTTTTAGTAATATTTTCAATGTTCAATGCACTATGTATATCACTAGAGGCTTTGGCCTCATCTGATGCCCATTTACTAAAAACATCATTAACTATTTTTTCTTGAAGTGTAAGAGTTTTTTTGGCAATTTCTGGCAAATTAGCTTTAGTTTTGGGACTAAAGTTTAAAGACTTATTCAAACCACCCAATTTAGTTTTCTTGATGCTCTCCATTGATTTGGTTAGGTTAATCTGGACCTGAAGGCTGCGAATATCAGAAAGGGTCTTTTTAAGATCTTGTAGTTCCAAGGAAGAGATTTCCGACTTACCAAGCATACCTTCTAATTTTTGAATATGTTGATCAAGTTCGTCACCATTGGGATTCTGAGAATTTGGAGTTTGTGGTTGTTCTTGACCAGAAGCTTCTTCACCTGGAGCCGCTTCTTCGCTGGGTTGAGGTTGTCCTGACTGAGCTTGAGCCATGGCATCGGCTTGTTGTTGCTGTTGTTGTGCCTGTTCCATTTGAGCATCTTGGGCTCCATGTTGATACCCATCACGCCATGCGCTATCTACACTGGACATAAAGATGCTTTTAAGTTCTTCATATTTTTGTTTATAATCTACACGACCGGCCATATATTACTCCTCGGTACCATCGTCATCTAATAGATCTTGGATAGCCATTTTTAAGAATTTCAAATTGTGTGCCTTTGCTGCTGCTTGTGCTTTCAAAGCTGTTGGATTAATTTGCATCAAAAGTTGAAGATATTGAAGCGAAAAAGGATCTCTTTGAAATTGAAGAAGTGGATCGATTAAACCAGCAGGATCTCCAAAGAATTTAGATCTAACTTCTCCAACTTTAGAGTAGAAATCTAAAACTTGACGATAACGTTCATTAAAGGGAACTTCACCACCAAAAGCTTTGCCTGGGCCATCTTCATCGACTTCTGCTAGCAAAGAATCATAGGTATGAAAAAGTGCGGAGTCTTGTTGTAAACGAGCCGATTCCTGTTCTTTAGATTGGGAATCCAAACCAGACAACCTAACTTCGACCATTTGAGAAAGTTCGTTATCAATAATTGGCAATAAACGCTGATTAAACCATGTCTGCCAACTTAGGATCAAAGGACGAAGTCCAGAATCCCTAGCGGCAGTCATCTTAAATTCGTTATTAGATTCAGATAAAGTTTGTGAATTTGTCCCCTTGCTGAGGTGTCCATATCCGGGAATTTCGTCTGGGGAAACACCAAAAGCCGAGAGAATATTTCTAGCTACTTGGTCATAAGTAAAATTGAACTCGCCATTCTCAAGTTTATCTTGAGTAGAAGTCCATTGTACATCATCTTCTTTTGCAATACCAAAAATTGGGGTTCTAAACGCATTGGATACTGAATTAATAGATGCATTGAATTGCATTTTAATAGCGTCAAGCATCTGCTGATCAACTTCATCGCTCTTGATAACAAGCATGCCTTTAGCAGATTTACCATTACTAAAATAAGTCTTCCAATAGGCCTCAATAGATATATGTGTGGTAACACAATTAACACAAGTGTCTAAAGGGCTAACAGGATATCCATTGTGCTCAATATCGGTTGATGGAAAAAGATTATAAACAAGCATTTCATCATGTGTAAAAGCTTGTTTTGGCTGCATCTCAATAACTTGCAACCATGCGTACTTATCTTCCCTTAATTTACAGATATCAATATCAAAGTGATGGCCTTCCATCGCCTCTAAAGCTTTCAAGGCTAATTCTCTTAGATTTGAACCGACTTGTTCGCCCCTACGAACTGCGCGATAGATGGTAGCAATATCTACTGGCCTAAATCTATGAAATGGATAGTTGCCACGAGAATCAGGTTCACCGGAACGGTCATAAATAATTTCTGTGCCATGAGAAGCAAATGATAGTCCGTTTATAGTTTGAATACTCATGAAATCGGCAAGAGTCATACGATCTTGCTGTTCTAGTCCTTCATCATGGCCACAATTAAGTAATAGTTTTTCAAGACGCTTAATTCTTTCAGTAACCTTCCCATATTGTTCGGGGGTCAAAACTTTTAAGATTTCAGGCTTGATCTCAATTTCAAGACCAACATCAAAACGATCTTTTTTAAGATGACCGTAAAGTTTCATGATGTTGCCGCGAGTTCTTAAGATCGCAGCTACAAGATGGTCAGTAATACGAATAGTCTTGATGAGTTCTGGAGGAAGTAGCCTAATCCTAGGCTTAAACAATCCTAAAAAATTGGCTTGGGGAGCTGGAAGTTCAGAGAATGATAGAGCGGGCGCTTTTTTCTTAGCTTCACCCGTAGTTTGCTTAATAAGCTTTTGAAGAGGAGTTTCACCTTTAGCTAAAGTATCACCAGTATCAATAATCTTATTTAAGGCGCTCTCTAAAGCTGAAAGCCCGGATTTTTCAAGAGTGTCGTCATCACTGTCACCAAAGCTAAGGCTTATCTTGCTTTTCTTTTCATCACTCATATATACTCTTTATATCATTCAGACGATAAAAGTGTGATGTTAGCTGTTGAAATTGAATTATTTATCACTGATAGACTATAAACTACCGAATTAAGTAAAAATAGTCCTGGGAAGGTTTTCCCAATCGTAAACACTGGGGTAACTTGAGGACCAATATCAGCCCCATTAATTAATAGGGTAGTATTTTGATCGCATTCAAGGTAAATCATTGATTTAGCTGAAGAATAAACAGCTATAGCTTCAGTAGTAATAGGCCCTTCTGTAGGTAAGGCGCCTAAATAAGAAAATTGTACATAAAAATCGGTAACTTGTGTAATCAAATATGAGTTCTGCGAAATTGGACTGAATCCACCTGAAATCTGTAAAGTATCCCCAATTTGAGTTCCCGTGCCACTAAAAATGCGAAGTTGGGTTGCATAACTAGAGCCTAAGGTGATTGGTCCTTGAGCATAACCAGTCGAATTAACTACGGAAAAACTGTTAGAAGTAACTGAGACAATCTGCTGAATACCTTGATTTTGGGCAGCAAAAGCATTTCCAATTAGAACATTGTCGCCTGGAATTACTGAAGACAAGTTGGGAAGAGTTCCGCCAGTAAAGGTATAGGTAAGCAATGGGCCATTAATAGTAGTCGTAACCTGGGTAGTAGCGTTTGCTCCGATAGCTCTTAGTGTCCTAAAACCAGAAGCGGTACCGCCCACATTGGTCAGCTGATAGAAGGTTGTGGTAAACGGCACAGGCGCTAGGCTATACTGGGTTGTACCATCTTGAGTTAAAGATATAGAACCGCTAAATAGGCTTTGCGTGGCTCCTGGAGCAACCTGGAACGTCTCAGAGGTAGCGTTATTAATAGGAGCTTCCATCTCTCTTGCCCATTTAAAACTGTTTCTATTTGGACTGGCAGATGAGAGAGAATTTTGATAAGCTTGTAGAAAAACTAGGGTTTTAAGGGTAGCCATTGATTCCGCTCCTGATTACATAAAGATTCATCTTTTAAAAATTTATAAGATAAGTAATTGTTATTATTGAGAGAAATGAAATCCGCCCTTCTTCTTAGAAGTCCCGATATAGGTGGAGGAACCGGCGATTCTTTTAGCAATCTCGTTACGCATTTGTTCATTGATGTTATTCGAATTTGTTTTAGGCATACCTACTTTAGCGGGATCGTCAGTATATTCAACCATAGCTTTATAGGTTCCTTTAACATGCCAAAGATTTTGGCCCAAATATCTCAAGGCATCGCATTTATCGGCAATACTTGGTTCATCTGCAGGTTGAGGAGTAACATTGCCTTGGCCATCCAATAAAAACCGGTGTTTGGCGATAGACTCAATTGTTCTTTTGTTACTTTCATTCTGGATAATCTTAAGAGTCCTTTTACCTGCAGAATTAACAATCTTAGATCTAACCGCTGCAATCCCACCCAAAACATCTTTTTTGAAGTCTGCACAACGCATGCCATTTTTATTAAATGACTTAATATAGGCTGGCATAGCAGTATCACAAAACCATTTAACTGGATTATATTTATCTCTAAAAGTTTTTGCAGTTTCAAGCATATCATCAAATTCTAAGCCAGGGCAAGAATATGTTTCCATTAGCCACCAGTCTCCATTAGGAATTTTGGCAGCAATTAAAATTACAAAATCATGAGTAAAACCAAAATCAACCCCGGCGTAGAATTCTACACCAGATTCCTGTAATTGATGTAGTAAAGTTGCTTCGCTAACATTGTTATATTTAGTAGGTCCTATCAAAGTTTCATAGGCTTCTTTTACAGAAATTACATTGCCGGTTTTACTAAATCTAGGATACACTAACCCTTCACTGCCAGGTCTACGGCATAAAAGCTGTGATTCAGCTATATCTGGATCATTCTCTCTAAATTTTTGAATAACAGAGGAAATTGGTTTATAAAAACCACCTGTAGCTGATGCATCTTTAGCTGCTAGTCTTTTTTTACATAAAGGCAATAATGGACATTTAACACAACCCTCATAAGCTTGTTCAATAAGATCATATTTACTTTTTTCAATTTCAGGTAATCCCGCGTACTCTTGTACGGTTAAATTCTTAAGAGGTAAGGATTTAGTTACATACATATCTTGTTTTGGGCCATCTGGTTTATGACGTTGAGAAGGGCACCTCTCTGCTAAATCCATAAGATTCCATTTAAGGATCTTGTAATTCATTTCATCTGCTTTTTCTATAGCTTCAGCAACATTACCAAATGAGTATTTATAGCTGGAGACCATAACCATCATGCCATAAATGCCTCTAGAAAATCCAGTAATATTCATACCTTCTTTTAGAGCTGCTTTGTCAGCAAGATCGAGTTCATCCAAAAATAAAACATTGGAATGTAAACCATTCATGCCTTTTGAATTACATATTACAACTTTAATAAAAGGGGTTTTTCCCTGAGGCGTTTTGAACTTGATAACTCGTTTATTATTAGAATGGGATATCCAACCTATTGCTACTAATAATGGTTCGATTTTAAATTTAAAACCTTCGATATAACCAAGAGCAATTGAGGACTGAGATTCAATGGCAGCAGCATGTCCAATTTCTAGCTGAAAATGAATAAGCAATAAAAGTTCTAATATAGTAACAATAATAGTCTTGAGGCCTTCACGACAAGAGATCATGATAGCGCCAGGTCTTTGATTACCTAAATTATGCTTAAAAGTTTCATAAATATACCAAGCAGCATCTAATGGATTAGATGTAGATTCTGGATCAGTATTTTCGGTTGGAATTTCAAGATCTAAAAAAAATTTCGCCCAATCCTTAATTTCCAAGGCAGAATTAAGGGGGGTTAGCATTAACTTTGCTAATTCAATTTTTTTATCTTCTGGTAATAGGGCAAAGTCCATATATAGTATATATCATAAATAAAAAAGGCCCCCAGAAAACTGGGAGCCCTCAATATTATTGATTATTATTAAAAACTTATGGCCAAGACGGGGTACCTTCGCCATCCGTTGGATTTCCAGAAGGATCGACTTCATTTTCCGAAAATGCTGCAATGCCTACATAAGAAATTGAAATCTTTGAGGTTGCTTTTACGTTGGTATTTTCCGTGTTCGCATTTGGAACGCAACCCGTTACGACCAAAATAGTTTTTCCACTTTGTCTATCGACAACTTTAAGAACTACGCTATTATAGTTCAAAAGATCTGCTAGAGTAGGAAAATTACCCATTTGTGTCACACCGAAGTCAAGAACTCTGAATCCACTGCAATTTAATGAAACCAGTTCATAACTAGTGATTGCAACTTCATGAGCAGAATACTGACCTAAAGTCCAGATCCCTTCAGTTCCCAATGAAACGTTCTTAGAAACCGTTTCATAGACACCGGCTAAAACCAGAGTTCCCACATTGTTTGGGACATAGAGCTGGCATCTTGCTCCAGTAAGTGTTTGAGATTGTGGCATTTTTATTTCTCCTTATTCTAAAATTAAGCCGATTGCTGAACCGCTGAAATGGTGAAGCTGATCGGAATAAAGTAAATCGCAGTTGCAAGATAGATATTAACCGCTATAGTCATAGTAGGTGCGTTAATGGAAACCTTCGCATTGTTGAATCCCAATGGAGCCCCATTGCTTGGAGCAATCAGTTTCAATTGCATGTAGCTAGCCATCTTTTGCGTCAAGAAAGCTGAAGCTGAAGCAGCAGAAACATCTGCAAGAGATTGACCAACGAAAGCATCCGTGAAGCTAGATTTCAAGTCAATAGCAATCAAGTCAGCATCATACATAGCCTGAATTGAATTGTATACGAAATTGTCATCAACGCTATAGGTCGTTTGATCGCTAACCCACTTAGGGCCGCCAACGTCTTCATACAATGGCAACAAACCAGCAGTTAGAGCTTCGCTTGTGTCCCCTGGATTCCCGTTATTGTAATCTGATGGATCGATAATGCTAATAACATTAGCGTATTTTCCAACAATCGCTTTATAGAAACCACCAAGTTGCATTCCCATTGCGACACATGCAGCATACCACGGCTGGAAGGTCGTGACCACTCCAGTTGAATTAACCTGCGTTACCTGTTGGAAAGTCAATGAACAACGATCGCTTGCCAAAGTCTGAGCTGTTGCAGCAGCTGCAGCAAATGTGCCAAGATTTGACAAGATACAAATACGATTCCTGTTCAAACTTGGGTTGCTCATTTCCAAACAATGGCTCTTCAATAGAGCATCAATTGCAGCAATCGTGTAGGTTGAATTTGGATCCGTTTGACCGGCAGCGATATCTGCTGAAGCATTTTGAGAAAACAATGGAACAATGATATTACAATTAACACTTTGAAGAAGCGTAAGCGCATCCACAATATCTATAGCCAAAGTTGGTCCTCTGCTGCCACCAGCAAGATAGGCTGGAGCAGACGTAGGAGCCGGAAGTCCAGCGCTTGCCGTAGGTGAAAAAGCAAGCAACCTAGAAGTAGTCATAGCTTGTTCATAATTAGCTAAAGCAATTTTAATTCTACCTGGTGTAAGTTCTGATTCGGTAGAACAAATTCCTTGAGCAGATACAGCATCCAATGAAGTTGCTGGTTGGCTGCTAGCCGCAGGAAGAGCTGCCGCCGTATATCCTGGTTGAGAATTGATGAAGGAAGCCAATAGACCAATCGTGGAATATTCACTTAAGGTCAAACTAAGACCAATACCAGCGCCACCTACTACTGCCGTAGTTAAAGCCACGTTGGTAATAGTGATAGTTGCTGAAGTACCTTGATAACCTACCAACAAAGCAATTTGTGAGTTAACGGCTAGAGTTTCACTAGTACCGGTAGTAGAATTACTGTTCTGTTGTTCAATTTCAGCTTCTTGTGAAGAAATCGTAAGTCCTGGGGATAGACCTAAAGCAGCCAAGTCACCGGGAGTAGAATCAATCAATTCAAACGATTTTCCCCATCCTTCGCTATAAGCATTTGAATCAGCACCAACAGTTAGAGTGAGGGTATTCAAAGGAGTACCTGGAGAAGCCGTGATTCCGGTAGGAGCAGCGGTTACAGCAACTAAAAGAGTATTAAGTTCTGTGACCAAGGTAGAAATGCTATTATGAAGAGAAGGCGTTGCGCTCAAAGTAATAATATGGCTAACACCACCGTTTAGACGAATAGTAAAACTAGCGCCATTCAAAGGGGCTCCAAAAGCAGGGATCGTGGTCCCGGTAACCGTAGGAGCAACTTCTGCAGCCGTAGATAGAACTTGATACTGAGTTTGATTGCCTAAAATACCATAATTAAGGTAACTAAGGTCACCATAAGAAGGCAGGGTAGCGGTAGCTGTAGTACCGGTATTGGTTTTAACAACGTAGATCTGAGTAGCAGTTCCCGTGATATTAGCATCATTCGAAGGAGAACACAATGCCGTAAAGCCGTCAACAAGTTGACCACTAGTATAAACTTGGGTCATTTGCTGAAGCTGAGATGGCGTATAAAGGCTAGCAGCTAAAGTAGTTTGGCTAAAGCTAGGTCCACCATCGGCTTCGCCCATGATAACCGCTATACCTGAGGAAGTAACCCCAACAGGCTGCGTAAGTACTGAATAATTAACATATGTTCCTGGAACATTAGTATTAACGAACGTCGTGGATAGTCTTTGCGACATGTGATTTCTCCCTATTAAACTTTCTTAATTCCAAAATTTTGTAGTCCCTTAGCAAAATTCTCAGGACTATCATTCCCAGTGCTAACTAGATGCAACCAAAGGACTTGCTCTAATTTTCCAGTCATTCCGTATTTCTTTTTATTTTCTGTCCAATAAATCTTAAAAGCATCGCGTTTTTGTTTTTGAGTAAGAGTCTTTTTAACTTCTTTATACAGAGAAGCACGATAAGCTTTTGATTCTTCTAGGGACATTTCTTTATTTTCAAATTCTTGTTTAGCCATACTATTATCCTGGAAGCTTTGGTTTCGGCATGGCTTTCATATCACTAAGAACTTGTTTGTGCTCATTTATTGCCCTATTTCTATTAATATCATGATGTTCTATGGTTTCTCTGCGATCCGCGCCCTTAGTTTTTTTATTTGAAAGATGCTTTATATCCCTTTTCATATCGCGAACATCAGAGCCCACACCGCTTTGGCCCATATCGCCCTTTAATTTAGATCCTGGAGCGATATCCGTTTCAGAATGAGGAAGATGTATTCCTCTTTCTCCTTCACGTTTTTCAATTGGCTGTCCAGCTTCAGTAGATCTAGGAGCCGGAGCGTCAGTGGCTTCATGGCCAACGGCTTGTGGCGATTGAGCTTCGGCATTTTTACGTTTAGAATGCATATGCTCCATAAACTTGCTTAGTTTAG